CCTTGAACTTCTTGAGCTCCATTTTCTTGTACGGTTTCTACTGAACCCATACCACGAGAACTAATTCCAAGTTTTATTCCACTTTTAAATAATTCTTTTAATATATTACCTGATGGTGTACTCAATACTTCAACAGTACCTAATAGATTGTCACCTTCCCAATGCATTTCCTTTACATTGTGAGATACGTTAGCTAGATTTACAACAGAAGATTCTGGATGGTCTAATTCACCCATAGCTCTACGTTGTTTAATAAATTCTTTTGTATATTTTTTAGCTTCACGAACAAGGATTTCTCTTGGATATATTCTACCATTTTGGTTTTTAGCCTCTGCACGTTGTAAAACACCACTAACAACTAACTTTCCATTATTTTCATTCATGGATTCATTAATATGTTCTGGTTTTACCTCAAATGGTAAATAATCTACTATTAATTGTTTCATTTAGTCCTTCTCCATCATAATTTCTGTTTTAAGACTTTCCAATTGTTCTATCCATTGGTTAAGTCTCCTAATCATATAATTCTTATCTACATCTTTTTTCTGTATCTCAACCTGCCATCTTTTTAATAGGGTTGAAATACTAAAAAGAGTATCCATATAGGATTTCTTTCTATCTTCAAAAGGCATTTTACACTCTTACTGTAACTGACCAACTTTGTTTGCTAGTTTTACTAACCTCTCACTTATTTTGTGTAACGCCTTATGTGTATTCTTCCAATATGACTCTGAATTGACATTCAATTCATTTTTTAATTTAACATTCATTTTGACAAGTTGTTCTAAATTATTCAATCCATCACGAACTTCTCGCATTGAACGACCAATTTTTTGTTTTGGAGTCATTGACTCATCATTTCTATAATCGTGATACTTTCCTTCACTTATGGATTCTTTAAATCTTGGATTTTTTAATGTCGTTTGCATCCATTTCATCAAATCAGCTATAATGTCTATGTATTTTTCAATTTCTCTATCATCTTTTTTTCTAAGAGCCATTATAAATTGTTTTGCTGCTCTAGGTAAATTATGGCCACGCTTTCCTAACTCTGAATATCCAGCGTCAGTTATTTCTTCCTTAACTACATCATATCCAGTTGAATTGGTAGAAATTTTCTTTTTCTTTTTCTTACCTTTAGCAGATTTACCAGTAAAAGCATATGGTGTCTGATATCCAGGTGTAGCAGCAGAAGTAGAAGCTTCATCAAGCTCCTTTTTGATTAACTCTCTGATAATTTCTTTGAGTTTATCCATTTTTGACATTTTTAAGCTCCTTAACTAATTGATAGTATCTCATTAGTGTAACTACTTGCTTATCTTCAACGATTCTTCCTTTCATAAGGGTATCTGCTTGATTTACAGCTTCGTTTAGCTTTATTTTTGTAACTTTATCATCAACTGAAGGTAAAAATGATTGGAGTTGTTTTTTAACCTTTATAGTTTCAGATTCAATGAACTCTTTTAAAGAATTTGTATTAGAAATGTTATTTATATACTCTTTGAGTAGTTTTTTCTGTGCTACACTCAATGAACTATATTTTTTATTAAATTTTTCAACTAAAATACCATAAGCAAGCAACCTCAAATCTTTTTCTTGCTTTTTGTAACCCTCAACCATAACATTTTCTTTCTTTTTACTAGAAATTGTTTTTCTTGTAATATGTTCTACTACTGTAAAGAGGTTTTGAGTTTTTTCTGTTGGATTTTCATTTTGATTAGAGTTAAAAAGTTTAAAAATCGAAGCATTTACTTTATAATTTGGAATTCTAGCCATAAAAAAATCACTTACGTTATAATTTTTCTTAATTTCTTTAATTAAATTATATTTTTCTCTTTTTAAAGAACTTTCATTTAGTTTTTTACGAGCAACAACTACAGCATCAACTAAATGATTAGCCTTATTTTCAGACTTGTAGTTTTCTGTCGTTAGTACCTTATATAACTCATATTCTCTACCCAGTTGTGTCTTTTTATTAAAAAATTCTTTTAGAATTTTAGTAGCTTGGGCTTTTTTATTGTTATTCAGTACATCAACCGTAATTTGTCTTGTCAGCAACTCAAATAAAATTCCAGTATTACGAATTTTAGAGTGCTTTGTATTTGAACTCATATTAAACTCCAATCATTTATGTAATTCTTCATATATAAATATATCATTACTTAATTTTTGTTAGTATTAAGAGAAGATACTTCACTATTATACTCTTTTTCAACTTCAGATGACTCTGATAGTAGGCTTTTTTCTGCGCTTCCTAAGCCTTTATGTAAAGTTTCATAGTGTGCTTTAGCAACAGCACCATATGATGTCTTTTTATCGTGCGCACCTAACGGATCTCTGCCTCTCGCACCACTATCTTTACTATACTTATTAGCTTCTTTAGGTCTACCAGCACCATCAAATCCACCCTCAGGTGAACCATCGTCATCTAACTCATGACCAGTTCTACCCATAGCTTGATCGGACGGCGTTCCTTGAGATTGTCCACTTTTAGCAGGATCGTTACCCTCAGCTTCAATTTGTTGCTTTCTAAATTTACCTTTGTAATCATATATTATTTGTTCATCCATTTCTTTAATTTGGTCGTCAGTAAAATTATATACGTTTTTGTAAATCCACTCTGTAGAGAGAATACCATCTTGTATCATAGAAGAAGCAAGAGAAGTTTTGTTATTCCACAATTCAATTTTTTCTTGTTCGTAAATTGTAGATGGGTTTGTAAGAGCTAAATCAAAATTAACTAACTCTTGGTCTCTATATCCTTGAGCATACAAATGAACCACAGCAATCTTAGTCAATTCACTTACCACAATTCTCTGTATTCTTTCGATTGTTCTGGCAAACCTAACATCTTCTGCGGCTAGTGTAGCTTTAGAACCTAATCCTTCCTCATATCCTAAGAAAGCCTTTGGAACTCTTAATGATGCTAACAATTTATTTTTTAAATATTCAATATCTTCAACTGCTTCGTAAGTTAATCCAGATAATGATTCAATAGCAGTACCACTATCCCCACCACGAACTGGTAAGAAGAAATCTTCTGTTAAGTTCTGTATGTTGTATCGTAAATTATAATCACCTGTTTTTTCATCAATAACAGGAGCCTTCTTCATCTTATTAACTACCTGTTGCATATAGTTATCAACTTCAGCGGGTGGTATGTTACCGATATCTAATTTGAAAATTCTCTTTTCTGGTGCTCTCATAATTCTGTGAATCAACATAGCATCTTCCATAAGAGTTAATTGTTTCCACACCTTTCTACCAGCTTCCATCATAGAACGACCATAAGGTACATAATTAGCATCGGATAATAATCTAAAATGAGCTATTTCATAATTCTCAAATGTCAATTCTTTTTGTTTTCTTAAAGTGTGACGATTGGCATCTGTGCTTGGTGTTAATAAAAACTGAACAAGCTGTGGGTTATCCTCATCATGCCCTTCAAGTCTCGCTATATCATAAGCAGACATTGGTGTTACATTGACAATACCATACTTATCAGCAATTTCTAATTGTAAGAAAAAGTCACCGTATTTATTCATATTACGAATCCAAGGCCATAGATTAAATTCTATGTTTATAACATCATAAAAGAGATTATGTAGTATGTCGTGTAAATTATCGTTATCAGTTTTTATAGATAATATCTCACCATACTCATTTTTCATTGTTGATTCATCTGAGTAAATATCTAAGGCTGAAGCAATTATAGCATCGGTATCCATTTGTTCGTAGTCTCTAAATACTCCCAATCTCATTTGTTGTTGATATAGTTGGTCTCCATATCCCCATTGTTGTGCGCCACCAGCGCTACCATACAATTTTTGATATCTGTCAACCAAATTGGTTTGAACATAGCCTTGTAATTTTCCTGTGTCTATAACTTTTAATTTTTTACCACCAATATTTCTAACAATCGTGTTTGTAGAAAATAATCGTTTTAGTCTTGAAAATATGTCTTTTTCAGCCATTTTTTTACCTCTTATTTAATTAACCAATCTAATGATTCTTTTTCATCATTGGATCCCTGCATCGCTTCAGCTTTATTATTGTTATATATAAATACAAACAACTCATCAATTAATCGATTTGAACGAACAATTACCGACTTTTCTCTGAAATATTCCTCTAGCTTAGATATAACCAATGGTCTTGTTTTCATTGTCATACTAAATCCAGCGACCATATTACGGTCTTGATTCCTATATCGATTGTTTATTTGATGTTCTGTATCCACATATTTTAAATCTTTGCTCATATAAAATAAATTCTCATAACCCCTATCAATACATTGTTGTAGAGCAGCCCAACCAATGTTATTATTTTCAACTACTAATAAAGCATTATTATATTCTGTGGCAACATTTACACATAAGTTACCAAAATCTTTTGTAGATATTCTACCCCTATATTCTGCTACTTGTTCCATAGATTCTATTTCCATAACGTGAAAAGCAGAATAATCTGTACCATCTCCTCTACTAACATCAGCACTTAGGACATAATCTTTTGTATAATTCGGTGGTTGCCAAACCCAAAGGTTACTATCTATTCCCCTTTTTTCTAATGGGTCTTGTATGTGCGTTTCTCTATACTCCTCTAATATTCTACCATCTATAACAGATTGTCCAGAAGTTATGAAGTCACAATCACATTCTTGAGCAGCTAATGAAGGACCTAAAAGGTTATCCTGTTCTTTTCTCCATTCATCATTCCTTTCGGGATGTAAATTCCAATGTAGTCTGATAAAGTTCCAATCATTTGTTCCATCCTCAGCACCTACCCAAGTTTTATGAAACCAGTTACCAACACCATTTGGTGTAGATAGTGCAATACATTGTCCACCAGTAGATAGTGTCTGTGAAGCAGCAGCCCATATTGTTTCAATCTTATCGATAAAAGCAGCCTCATCTAATATAAGTAATGATAGAGCCTCTGACCTACCAGCTTCTTCACCACTAGCAACTGCTTTTACTTGAGAACCATTTATATATCTCAAAGACAGTTTATTATCCTCAACACATTTCTGTTTCAACCAACTTGGCAAGTTAGCGTGCATTACCCTAACCTTTGTAACTAAGTTTTTAGCAGTATCTTGTTTAGTGGCAATCACCAATATGTTTTTATCACTATGAAATGTCATCATCCACAGAGAATATCCAGCAGTTAATGTGGACAACCCCAATTGTCGAGCTTTAAGTATAACATTAAATCTGTGTTCCTCAAATGTCTGTAAAGATTTTTCTTGATATTCATATAGATGAAATGGAACTTTACCTTTCATTGGATGTTGGACAACACAATACTTTTTCATAAAGTATACAGGATCTTTAGCACACTTTACATACTCTTTTTTAATGACATCTTTTAGTGGAGCAGGATTCATTATATCTTTCCTAAAATAAATCCAATACCTAACCACAGGTATTGATTCTCATACCATTTAGGTTGAAGTGTTTTTATAAGTTCTTCATTAGTCTTATCACGTGATTGTAACAATTGAATCTGTTTACTTTTAGCCTCAGATAAAACAGATTCTACCTCAGAATACTCTTCCAATTCATTAATGATATCATCACAATCAGCAATCGATTCTTTATAGCCTTCTATCAATGAATCTGCTTTTGCTAATTTACCTTCCCATTGTGCGTCACGAGCTTTTAACATTTCTAATGCTTCATCATAGGTAAATGTCGTTGGTGTCTTTCCATCTTTCTTTATAGCTTGTCCGTCTGCCATTGATAAAGCAAAAAAGAATATTA